ACTCTATGGTTCTGGTTGAGCAAGTTGGTGTGCGTTCACAAGTGCAATACAAGCAAGAATACCTTGCTACATTGTTCACTTCTGACACACTCTATGGTGTAGCCGCTCTGCGTAGTGCCGCCACTGTTGGAGCCGCTAAGTCTTCAGCAATGTTCGCATTGGCAGTACCAGCCTAATTGCAGTTGCGCCCCCTGCCCTAGTGGTGGGGGGACTTTTTTAACTTAATTAGGAGAAAATATTATGGCAACAGCAAGTGCAGTTGTAACACGCAGAGGTACTGACCAGTTTCGAGGCTTATTCTCAGATACTTGGGCAGTTCGGGCTACTCTTGACGCTGGTTCTTTGGTTGATGGCGCAGGGGAAACTGATGATGTAACAGTAGCGGGTGTCGCTTTGGGTGACATGGTTATTGGTGCATCTTTAGGTGTGGATTTGGTTGGTTTGACTGTGACGGGTTATGTCTCAGCCGCCAATACAGTTAAGTTCCGCATCCAAAACGAGTCTGGCTCAACGGCTGACTTGGCTTCATCAACCTTACGACTAGTTGTAGTTCGTATGGTCTAAAGATAAGGGGGGCTTGCTCCCCTTTCTTTTAAGGATAAATATGGCTTTGTTCAAATGCAATCAATCAGGTAATGTTGTCGAGTTTAGGCACGACTTTGATATTGTTGAGATGCGTAGACACCCTGAATACACAGAGGTTGATACTTCTGCTGTTGTGGAGGTTGAGAAGGTTGATGGAACAAGGCAGACACTAACTTTGAAGAAACCTATGGGTAGACCCCGTAAGGAACAATTGTTATGAGTGATATTGATGCAAGAGATTTCGGCAGATTAGAAGCCCAAGTGGAGGCTTTGCAAGTGGAAGTTCACCAATTGAGCAATGATGTTCGTGCTTTACTCGAACTAGCAAACCAGTCTAAGGGTGGCTTTTGGATGGGTATGGTCATTGCCTCTGCCTTATCTGGTGTGGTAAGTTTCTTTGCCGCAAGGTGGTTGAAGTAAATTAACTAGGAGATTACTATGATGTACGGAAAAACAAGCAAGATGACAGGCTCAAAGATGCCAAAGAAATCAGAGAAAAAGGGTATGCCTATTGCCATTATGGTGGCAGTTGGTAAGCCAAAAGGTCTGCCCATGCGTGGTCAGCGCACCGCTACCAACATGATGAAGAAGTCTGGGAGAAGTAAATGAGTTCACTATCTGGGGCAAAAACCCTTTTAAGTGCAGTAGTTGCAACTGGTGCATCTACTTCCGTCCAAGCAGACGCAGGACAACCAGCATTTTTGCAAGTTACAGGTATAACAACCGCTACTGTTGCTTTCCAAGGTAGTTTGGATGGAACAACCTTTGCAACGATTGGTACTGCTTTGACTGCTGATGGCATTGTTACTATTGCCAATGCGCCAAAGTATTTGAGAGCCAACTGTACAGCCTATACCTCTGGAACTATTACTGCAAAGGTCTTGTACTAGTATGAAAAAGACTAAAGCACAGGCAAAGATTAGCAAAGTAATGAAAGAGTTTGGTGCGGGTAAGTTGACCTCCAATAAAAAGGTAGTCAAAGACCCAAAGCAAGCAATGGCTATTGCCTTGTCTGAGGCTGGTAAGGCAAAGAAAAAATGAAGACCAAATCCAAGGTCAATCAAGCAGGGGTGTATACAAAGCCCACTATGCGAAAAGCATTGTTTGAACGCATCAAGGCTGGTTCTTCAGGTGGGGATGCTGGTGAGTGGTCAGCAAGAAAAGCACAACTATTAGCCAAAGAATACAAAGCCAAAGGCGGGGGTTACAAAACATGAGCAAGACTAAGACGCACTATCTGCCTGACGGCAAAGTATTTAAGGGCGAGACACACAAGGCTGGCTCGACTTTGATGACGGGTGCAAAGCACTCTGCATCTAGCAAGGTCTTGACACACACTCCTCCTAAGAAGGCAAAGAAGTGAAAGACACACAACAGTCGCTCAAAGATTGGACAGCGCAGAAATGGCGCACCAAGTCTGGTAAACCATCATCTCAGACGGGTGAGAGATATTTGCCAGAGGCGGCTATTAAGTCTTTGAGTTCTGCTGAGTATGCGGCAACCACCAAAGCCAAGCGGAAAGGGACTGCAAGCGGTAAACAGTTTGTTGCCCAACCCAAAGGCATTGCAAAGAAAACGGCAAAATTTAGATGAGGTAACAGATGAAAACTCCTACATGGCAAACAAAGGCTGGACAAAATCCCAAAGGGGGGTTGAACGCCAAGGGGAGAGCATCTTATAATAGTGAAACTGGTGGTAATCTAAAAGCACCAGTTAAGTCGGGGGATAACCCTCGCAGAGCAAGTTTCTTGGCTCGTATGGCTGGCAACGATGGTGCTGAGTACGACAAGAAAGGTGAACCGACAAGACTGCTTCTTTCGCTTAAAGCATGGGGTGCATCCTCAAAGGCTGACGCAAAGGCAAAGGCTAAGTCTATTTCTGAACGAAATAAGGCAAAAGCGAAATGAGAGCATTATCAGTTGGAGTTAGTCCCACAGCGGCAGTAGACACAACAGTCTATACCTGTCCTAGAGGCTATTACTCTAAATTTACTGTAATGTATATACACAATACAGGCGGGTCTACCAAGCATATTACTGTTCAATGGTTTGACTCAAGTGCTAATACCACTCTTGATATATTGACTCAATACAACTTCACATCAAAGAACTATTTGCAGTTTGATGGAAATGCCTATATCGTTTTAGAAGAAGGCGACAAAATTAAGATAACTACTGAATCGGCAAGTTCATTCAGTTTTATAGCCACATTTGAAGAAGAAGGGTTGACTAGAGCATGACCTACCTAGAACTTGTAAACGATGTGTTGGTGCGACTCAGAGAGCCTGTGGTCACCACTTTCAGCGAAACCACCTATTCCACCTTGATTGGCAAATTCATCAATGATGCCAAGCGTCAGGTTGAAGATGCTTTTAGTTGGAACGCCTTGGGTGCAACCATCACAGTAACAACTGCCGCCAGTACCTCTACCTACTCCCTTACAGGGGCTGGTCAGAAGTTTCAGGTTATGGATGTAATCAATACAACTAGCCTTTTGGGGCTAAAAAACATTAGTTTTGTGGACATGAACCGCAAACTGAACTTTGCGCCTGTTGCTACTGAAACACCCACAGAATATGCTTTTGATGGGGTAGATGGTTCTTACGATACACAAGTAAAACTCTATCCAATCCCTAATGCTGTATATACAGTTAAGTTTATGCTGACTGTTCCACAACCAACATTGGCATTAGATGCCACAGTAGTAAAAGTTCCTGATGTTTTAGTGGTGCAAAACGCCTACGCAAGAGCATTGGTAGAGCGTGGTGAAGATGGTGGACTGTCTTCCTCAGAGGCGTATAACCTATATCGGGCAATGTTGTCTGACTATATTGCTTTGGAAGGCACACGCTATCCAGAGAATCAGGAGTTTGTCAGCATATGACGCAAAGATTGCAGACCTTTAGTGTTCAAGCCCCAGGCTTCTTTGGGCTAAACACGCAAGACTCTCCTTTGACATTGGAGGCGGGGTATGCGTCTATTGCCACCAATTGCGTCATTGACCAATATGGACGTATTGGCGCACGAAAAGGCTTCTCAAGGGTTAATTCATCCTCTGGCAACTTAGGTGCAAACGATATAAAAGTCATCCATGAGTTAGTGCAACTTGATGGAACTTTGACTGTATTGTTTGCTGGAAACAACAAGTTATTTAAGTTGGATGGCTCTAACGCTGTTGTAGAGTTGACCTATGGGGGTGGGGGTACTGCCCCAACTATTACTGCAAGCAATTGGCAATGTGCATCTTTAAATGGCATTACCTATTTCTTCCAATCTGGCTTTGACCCTTTGATCTATGACCCTGCGGTAAGTACTACTACTTATAGGCGTGTGTCTGAGAAGACGGGCTATACAGGCACAGTTCCTTTAGGAAACATTGTTATTTCTGCTTTTGGTCGCTTGTGGGTGGCTGATACTACGGCAGACAATGTAACGATTAGTTTCTCTGACTTGTTGGCAGGGCATAACTGGACTGCGGGAACATCTGGAACTCTTGATGTTTCTAGGGTTTGGGCTAATGGTGCAGATCAGATCATGGGGTTGGGCGCACACAATAACTTCTTGGTTATCTTTGGTAAGCGTCAGATATTAGTTTACTCAGGGGCAACAACTCCTTCCACAATGTCATTGGCTGACACCATAGGCAACATTGGTTGTTTATCAAGGGATTCCATAGTTTCTACGGGTTCAGACATTGTTTTCTTGTCTAACTCAGGTGTGCGTAGTCTTTTGCGTACTATCCAAGAGAAGTCTGCCCCATTGCGTGACTTGTCTAAGAATGTGCGTAATGACTTGATGACCTATGTAGCGTCTGAGACATTGGCAGATATTAAGGCAGTCTATTCAGAAGTTAACGCTTTCTATCTCTTAACTCTTCCTATTGCCAAACAAGTCTATGTATTTGACACAAAGGCTCAGTTACAGGATGGTTCTGCTAGGGTAACAACTTGGGACTCTATTGAACCAACGGCTCTTTTGTCTCGCAGAAATGGTGATTTACTGATTGGCAAGAATGGCTATGTTGGAAAGTATGGGACATATCTTGACCATGCTTCTACCTATCGTTTGCAGTATTACACCAACTATGCTGACCTTGGCGATCAGAATGTCACATCAATTCTGAAGAAAATATCGGTGGTGGTTATTGGTGGAACAAACCAACAGTTAATCATTAAATGGTCGTTTGACTTTTCTGGTCAATATTACTCAACTCAAGCGCAAATTCCTATTTCAACAATTGCTGAGTATGGTGTTGCTGAGTATGGTGCAAATGGTGTGCCTGTGGCATATTACTCACAAGGTATTCAGATCGCCACATTGATTGGTCAGGCATCAGGCTATGGAAAAGTTGTGCAAACAGCGTATGAAGTGCAGATCAATGGCTCTGCTGTGAGTATTCAAAAGATTGAAATTCAGGCTAAAAACGGAAAACTTGGGTAAGGAATAAATATGGCTAATTACACGAAAACCACCAACTTTGCGGCTAAAGATGCGCTTGCGTCAGGCAATGCTTCTAAGGTTGTCAAAGGTACTGAGATCGACACAGAGTTTACGAATATCCAAACTGCCATTGCTTCTAAGGCAGATGGAACATTTACGAACTTTTCTTTTGTTGAAGCATCTAATGTCTTATATATCTACAATTCTGCAACTGCGGTGGCAAAGATTGATTCTTCTGGTAACTTGACTGTGATCGGCAACATCATTGCGAATGGAACAATGTAATGAAAGCATCAGAAATCATTAAAGCAGATGCGGTCAAACGCAAAATTGACCCTGATAAAGCCTTGCGTACTGTTAGTGCGTTGGTTAAGGCTAAGTCTGCTGTTTTGATGCAAGAGAGTGATTCTGTTCTTTTGGTTCGTAAGATTAACCCAACATCCGCAGAGATTCACTTGTTTACTGAAGACAACCCAAGAACATTGGCAAAGGCTGTTATTGGCTTTGTCAGGAGAGGCAAGGCTTTAGGTATTAAGACTGTCTATGGCAAAGCAGATAACCAAGGAATTGTTGAATTGATGAAACGAGTTGGCTTGAATGTACAAGCATCTGACTTGCAACAATACAACTGGAAAGCACAGATATGAGAAATAGTCTTGCCCTATTAGGTATACCAGACCTCCCCATCTATGCGTTTCGCCATGTGGGAGACAGAAGGATTCAGCCCCAAGGTGGCGTTTCTAGCGTTGTTGAGAGCGTTTCTGAAGTTGTAGGTACTGCTTCAGATGCAGTAAGTGGTGTAGTAAGAGGCGGTGGTGGTGGTGGTGGTGGTGGTGGTTTATTTGGAGATTTTTTTGGTGGAATAAGTGACGCAATAAGCGATGTAGGAAGTAGTGTTTCAGATGCGGCGGCTGATCTTGATGACACAGTAAATCAAGAAATCCCAGGCGGTTGGGCAACTGTTGTAAATGTTGCAACAGCAGGACAAGCGGCTCCTTATACCTCAGCGGCTCAAGCGGCAGTTGCATTAGACAAAGGCGCTAGTCTTGAAGATGTTGCTAAAAACTATGCTATTAGCCAAGCCGCTGGTCAGGTTTCAAGTGGTGTTGGCGCAGAAACAGGTTCTAGTTTTGCTGGCAATGTGGCTGGTGGGACTACGGGTGGATTGCTAAGTGGCAAGTCATTAGAAGAATCAGTTAAAGGTGGCGTGATAAGTGGTGGCGTAAGCCAAGTTACTCCATCTACTTTATTAAGTTCAAGCGGAACTTCAAGTCAAGGAACAACGGGAGCGACAAACATGGCACAAGAAGATTTCACATTTGGATATGGCGGTGAAGGTTATGAATTTGGAGGCGTTGGCAGTACGCCATCTCCACAAGATTTTACTTATGGCTATGGTGATTTAGGCTACGAGGGTACTGGTAGCGCACCTTATACACAGGCTGAAATTCTTGCTTTAACACCACAAACCTATGGTGGCAACTCTGTATTAGATAGTCTGACTCCTGCCATAAGATCAAGGCTACAAAGCGCATTAGCGGCTGGTGGTAGTGCGGCTCAAGCGGCAAGAAACTACTTATCTAGTATGGCTGGAGGCATGAACTCCAACCTATTGCAAGGTGGGGCAGGAACTGCCGCCCAACTAATGCAATTGCAAGCAAATAGGGAAGCGGCACAGCAAGCACAAGCAAGAATAGGTCAAGCGACACAACAAGCCGTTGCTGGCGCACAGTTTAGACCTGTGGGAACAACCACTCGTTTTGGTACATCTAACTTCCAAGTCGATCCTGCTACGGGTCAGTTGGTAAGTGCAGGGTATACCGCCGCACCAGAGATCACTTCTGCCCAAAACAGACTTATGAGTTTGGGTTCTAGTTACTTAGCGCAGACTCCTGAAGAGGTTGCCCAACAGTACATGACAAGGCAATATGACTTGCTCGATCCTAGTCGGCAAAGACAGTTGGCTGGCATTAGAAACGAAAACTTCCGAACAGGCCGTGGCGGTTTGTCCGTAGGTTCTACTGGTTTGCGTCCAAGTGGCGCACAAGGCTTGATGGGTGCTAATCCTGAGTTAGAAGCCTATTACAACTCTTTGGCACAACAAGATGCACAGTTGGCGGCAAATGCAACTCAGGCTGGTCAACAAAATGTATTGTTTGGAACAGGATTATTTGGTCAGGCTGGTCAACTAGAGAACATGGCACAACAACCATTTACTCTAAGCCAAGGTCTTGCTGAGAAATCATCTGTGGGTGGTGCAAGGTCTGGTGCACTTGGTATACAAGGCAATGTATATGGCAATGCCATAGGCTTGTCTGCGGCTAATACTACCAACCCATTTGCTACTGTCTTAGGTGGACTCAGTAGCCCAACATCATTGTTGTCCCAAGGTATAGGGTCATACTTTTCAAGCCCATTTGGAGGCACTCCACAAGGAGGTGGGGCGCAACTAGGTCAATACATGGCTGGTGTTACGGCAAATCCACAAACACAACAAGCCAGAATGTTAGCGGAACAAGAAAACGCTTTTAGAGGGTCAGACAATTATGTTTTTGATCCTATGTATGCAGGTGGTCAAGGCGGTTACGCATAAAGGAATAATCATGGCAGAACAATCAATCGTAAGTGGATTGTTTGGTATTACTCCTCAAGCGTATGAGAGACAGCAATACCAGCAATCATTACAAGAAGGTCAAACATTTGGCACTCCGCAAGGTCTTTACGCCTCTGCCGCACAACTAGGCCGTAGTCTTGGTGGTGTTATGGGTGCTGTAGACCCAATGTTGCAAAAGATTACGGCACAAGATCAGATATTGCAAGGATTGGATATAAACAATCCACAATCAATTGCTACTGGGATCGAAAGAGCAACTCAAGCTGGAATTCCTGAGTTGGCTTATAGATTGATTGCGGCTAGAGATGAAGCTACTGTTCGCCAACAAAGGGGTTTAGCGGCACAATGACAAGCATTAGTAGATCAAATTGCTATGCGAGGATATCAGCCAGCACAACCAGCAATACCTGAACAACAAGATTTACAAGAAACTGATGCCTTAAGGTATGGAAGAGCCGCTGTTCCATCAAGTTATGACATTTCTAGAGTTGCGCCAGAACTAATGGCTCTTGGCACAGAGGGTATCGCTAAATTAACGGCAACAAGAGCCGCAGAAAAAGCATTAATGCCAGAGTTTAAAACTGTTAAGAGGGGTGAAAAAATTGTTGAAAAAGACCCTTCTACTGGTAATTGGTCTTTTATAACTCCAAAAGGATTGGAAACAGTTTCTGGTGGAAGCAATCCAATCACAGGAATGATTAATAGTAGTGCTGTTGATCCAACAGTTACACCTTATGCTAGAGAACTTGCAAATCAATGGCCTAATCTTGATGATAAAGAAAGAACAGATGCTCTTTCAAGTCTTACAACAATAAATAATACTGCTTTGGCCAG